TCCAAATGGTGTCTCGGGAGTTCAAGATTCTCTTACATATTTCGCCTCTAATTCAAATCTAGAGAGAGTCAGAGAGATAAATGATCTATTCGGTGTGTGTGCTGGTGTAAGCCTTGACATATTCTTCTTAGTCAACTCTGAAGGTGGTAACTTTGGAATCTTTGGTCGTGAAATACCCTCTTTACTTTCGGACATTTTGATCTATAGAAATTCAAAACGACAACAACAAGAATCTAATGTCAGTGAAATTAAAGCTGCCACCGCAGTCCAACAACTCAAGACCAAAGGTAAGTCTAAAGCCACCACTGCTGAACTGCAAGTATATACCCAGCAACCCGTGCTTGGTGTGGACGAATATTCTTTCGGTAGTGGACCATAATGAGAAGTTTTGTGCAGGACAGAGACTCTGTAAACATAAACGGGAAAGAGTTCTCTTTGGAACTCTTTCTTGCTTTAAAACCAGATTATCCTTTGAGAGATGGATGGAAAAGAGTCTACGTTCCAAACAAAAGACATTATATAACAAAGAATAGAGCAGTTTTACCACAAAAAATGCCTTGGGATTTGGGTGATGACTATCTAACTAGGGTTAGTGACTTGGTATATCTAAAAGATTATGTGGATAAAGAAAAAATATCTCTATGATTCCTACATATAGTAAAGGAGTTTCTAATGGCACAACCTAGAACAAGAGAAGAACTAAAACAATATTGCCTTCGTAAATTGGGTGCGCCTGTTATAGAGATTAACGTCGATGATGCTCAATTAGAGGATCGCCTTGACGAGGCGCTAGAATTATATACCGAATACCATTATGACGGTGTTGAAAGAAGATACTATAAGTACCAGATTACACAAGAGGACATGGATAGAGCCAAAAGTGATTTGAATGGTGGTTATATTCCTACGGACGGAATAGATCCAAGTATCGTGAGTATAGTAAGACTGTTTCAATTTTCCGAAAGCACTGTCAATCTGTTTGATGTTAGATATCAAATGGCTCTTAATGATTTTTACGGCATAAGAACTGGTATGGGTAACATACACCATTACGATATAACGAAACGACACCTGACTTTACTCCAACAAATGTTGGATCCTGAAAAAATGATTAGGTTCACAAGAGTAACTAATAAGTTACACATTGACATGAACTGGGAAGAGGACGTAAACGTTGGAGACTTTTTAGTTTTTGAGTGTTATTCTGCACTGGATCCAGAGACACATACTGAAATATTTAAAGATAAATTTCTCAAGAGATATGCAACAGAACTTTTCCGATTTCAGTGGGGATCTAATTTGTCAAAGTATGATGGAATACAACTACCAGGCGGAGTCCAGTTTAATGGTAGACAGATAATGGATGATGCGAGACAAAACTTGGACAAGATAGAAGAAGAAATGTCTCTCCGTTATGAACTTCCAATAGACTTTATGACGGGATGATAAATGGCAAAAAACAGTTATTTCAAAGACGTTAGTTCAGAGAATGATCTTCTCCACGATCTCACCATTGAAACAATTAAAATTCATGGTCGTGATATGGTGTATATTCCCCGAACTCTTGTAAACGAAGATGAACTGTTCGGAGAGGACACCATATCAAAATTTGAGAATGGTGTCGAGATTGAGATGTACATAAACTCAATTGACGGCTTCGGAGGAGACGGAGACTTCATAAGTAAATTTGGTCTAGAGATTCGTGATTCTGTGGAACTTGTCATATCCAAAAGAAGATTCGAAGAGTCCTTTTCTCATGAAGAAAATATAATAAGACCCAGAGAGGGAGATCTTATATTTTTTCCTCTATCCAAGGGTTTGTTCGAGATCAAGTTTGTAGAACACGAAAATCCATTTTATCAACTCGGTAAATTATACACATATAAACTATCATGCGAACTCTTTGTCTACAGCAGCGGAGACATCGATAGCGGATTCAGTGAGATTGATTCCTTCGATGACGATCGTAAAACACTGGCAGTGGATCTATCAAATGGATCTTATGTTTCTGGCGGACTGAACTTTTTCGATGGCGAGACTGTATATCAGGGTGATTCATTGGCGCTTGCAACGGCAACAGCAGTCGTTGTTGATTGGGACTCTACCACCAAAATTCTCCGCATAGACGAGGTGAAGGGACGAACGGATCCGAACGCAGACGAACTGATTGCAAACACATCTGCGTTCTCCTCTGGTACGAATGTCAAGGGAGATACTTCGACTGCCGTTTATGCACTCACATCTACCGCAGATTCCGATCTCATTGTTACCGATGACGAGTATGATGACAGTTCAGTCATAGACCTTGAAATAGATCAGGGAACAATCATTGACTTTACAGATAAGGATCCGTTCTCGGAGGGTAGTTACTGATGTTTGGACATTTTTATCACAACTCGGTTAGAAAGTTAGTGGTGGCTTTTGGCACTCTTTTCAATGAGATTGACATCAAAAGATACAACGCGGACGGAACCGAAAAAGAAACTATACGAGTTCCTATTGGGTATGGACCAAAGGAAAAGTTTTTAGTTAGACTTAGACAACCCAGTTCGATCGATGAAGGAGTCAAAACCAGAGTCACCGCTCCCAGACTCGGATTCGAGATGACGGGGTTTAATTATGACACAACAAGAAAACGAAACACTCTATCCAAAAGAATCGCAACTGGCGCCTCGACTGAGGGAACATTCCTCAGAAGAAATTTTGCCGAGGTTCCTTACAACTTTGAGTTTGCACTTTCCATATTTGTACGTCACATGGACGACGGACTTCAGATAGTGGAGCAAATTCTACCTTATTTTACCCCAGAGTTTATAGTAACCCTGAATAATAATGATCTGAATAAATCAATAGATGTCCCCATCGTTCTGTCCAGTGTTTCCCAAACCGCAGAGTATGATGGTGGGTTAGAAACGGGCAGACTCATAACTTTTGATTTAAATTTCACAGCCAAGTCTTACGTTTATGGACCAATCAAGGAAGGCAAGGTTATCACACAAACGATCACCACCTTCTTCAATTCTGACTTCACCAACACGGGTGGTGTTACTGGTGCAACTGGTGCGTTGTCGAGAGTGGATGTGGGAGTGACTGGACCGAGCGGAGCGGACTCGAACCTTGTAACAGGATTCTCGGCTGACACTGAACTATTCGTTTATGGTTACACCGCAGGTGTCACAGGAGGGCCAGGTATAGATCTACTTGGTAATACAATATGACAAAAAAATCAATAACTGAAAAAATATCAGAGGCTTTAGACGTAGAGGTTACATCGGATATAGAAGTAAGAAAACCAAAAGAGATTCAGATCCCGCAAGATGAACACCTAAGAAAAGACTATACTGATGTCAGGAAAAATCTAAAAGATCTTATAAACACAGGCAGTGGTGCTATCGATGGCATACTAAACGTGGCCTCTGAGGGAGAACACCCGAGAGCATACGAGGTGGCTGCTCAACTCATTAAGGTAGTAACAGAGACTAATAAAGAGTTGATTGATCTTCACAAGAAGGTTAAAGACATCGAAAAGGAAGATGTCAAGTTAACACAAAACAACACCACCAATAATGCCATATATGTGGGTTCAACTAGTGAACTCCAGTCTTTGATAAATCAAGACAGGAGTAATGTGAAAAAAATAAAGAATGAGGAAATTATAGACAATGAGTGAAGGTTACCTCGGTAATAAGAACCTAAAAGCAGCAGGAACACAAGTAGAATTTAGTAAAGAGCAGGTTGAGGAGTACTTAAAGTGCGCCAAAGATCCTGTGTACTTTATTAAAAACTATGTCAGAATCGTGTCTCTTGATGAGGGACTTGTTCCCTTCGAGATGTACGACTTCCAAGAGGACATGGTAAAAAAGATTCACGACAATAGATTCGTAATTGCAAAACTACCTCGTCAGACTGGAAAGTCAACAACCGTCATATCCTACTTACTTCATTATATTCTGTTTACTCAGGATGTAAATGTCGCCATCCTCGCTAATAAATTAGCCACCGCAAGAGAACTTCTTCATAGATTGAAGTTAGCATACGAGTATCTACCTATTTGGATGCAGCAAGGTATTGTCGAATGGAACAAAGGTTCTATCGTGCTAGAGAACGGATCTAAAATCCTAGCATCGGCTACCTCTTCGAGTGCAGTTCGTGGTGGATCTTTCAATATGATCTTCCTTGACGAATTTGCCTTCGTTCCACAGGGTGTGGCGGAAGAGTTCTTTAGTTCAGTATATCCTACTATCACATCGGGACAATCAACTAAGGTATTGATCATTTCAACTCCAAAGGGGTTGAACATGTTCTATCGTTTTTGGAATGACTCCATAAATGGCAGAAATGATTATGTTCCTATTGAGGTGCATTGGTCTGCCGTTCCTGGCAGAGATGCAAAATGGAAAGAGCAAACTATTGCTAACACATCGGAAGAGCAGTTCCGTGGTGAGTTTGAGTGTGACTTCATTGGTTCTGCCGCGACTTTGATCTCAACATCAAAACTCAAATGTTTATCCTATGAGAATCCCATAGTTTCAAACGATGATGGATTGATGGTATATGAGAAGCCAAAAGAGGGTAGGGTGTACGTTACAACGGTAGATACATCCCGTGGACAAGGAAAGGACTACAGTGCCTTCGTTATATTTGATGTAACAGACATGCCATACAAAGTGGTTGCTACTTATAGAAACAACACAGTATCCCCGATGCTATACCCAACCGTCATTCATAGTTTATGTAAACAGTATAATAACGCACATTGTTTAATAGAGATTAATGATATCGGTGGACAAGTGGCAGATATTTTACATTCCGAGTTAGAATACCCAAACCTTATTACAGTGCTTGTGAAGGGTAGAAAAGGACAAATTGCTTCTTGGGGTGGTTTCGGTGGTAGTTCTCAAATGGGGATACGTCAAACGAGTGTAACGAAGCGTGTGGGATGCTCAACGCTAAAAAGTTTGATTGAGGAAGATAAACTTCTAATTAACGACTTGAACATAATGGAGGAGTTGTTCTCCTTCATCTCCAAGAGAAACTCATATGAGGCTGAAGACGGACACCATGATGATCTGGTTATGTGCCTAGTTATGCTTGGATGGTTAACCACTCAGTCCATGTTCAATGAGTTTATCGAGGGTACTTTTAGAGAGAATCTTTACGAGGAAAAAATAAAAGAATTAGAGGAAGAAATGACTCCATTTGGATTTTTCTCAGACGGCGAAGAGGATACATCCTTTGTTGATGATGACGGAAATCGTTGGTATACAGACAAAAATGAAGATGGACCTTTATTGTGGTGAACTTACCCAAAATGATAAATAACTTTGATCCGTTTAAATGATGACAAAACAGACAGACGGTCTTATCAAAGGAGATTAATATGGGATTTCAAGTCAGTC